TGTAGTCTTTACTATTTCCCAAAGCTCATCAGAAGACGACCACCGATTATCAACCAGCTTTGCTTGTGATTCAGGACTTAGTTTTGCAATGTCGAGTGATGCCATTTAGGGGTTGTATATGAAAAAAGGCAAAGACTCCCCTTGGGGAATCTCCGCCGTATGTCCGGTATAGAGCTAACACATACATTGTAAATTATTGATTAAGTTATGTACAGTGTTAACCTGTGGATAACTATGTAGATCTAATCCTATGCACGTGTTCTACCGATACGGTCTGGAGCTGCTTGTTTGCAAAGTTAAGTGTTACCTTACCCCACATAACATCAAAAGCTCCACTAGTTTCCATAGCTTCAAAAATTTCAAACCGTTCCCGGAAGACTAGAAACTGCTTTGCTTCCGCGTCTGGTATATAGATTGGTATAAGTTTATCCACCATAGCGCCCGTCAGAATATCCTTCTGCATTAGCTGACCTGAATAGTTCACTCGGGTCGTACACGTTGTCTACATCAATAGCATGTGGCTTTTCTTCGCCACCACCTCCTGTTCCAAAGAAAGCTCCATCACCTCCACCCGTTGTTGCCATCCATGCGTAGAGCGATGCAAAAACGTAGTGGTCAACCCCAGTAGTAGATGCCCAGATGTATCTCTCGATGCCTTTGTTATTTGTTACCTTCTCTCTGCACAGTGTTTCAAAGTGTCGTATGTAATCACCGAAGTCACGGTCAGCCGGAGCGGCAATGAGCCACTTTGCTTCTAACATCTCTGTAAGCATGAGGTCTATCACGCGGTCACGGTGTGCGTACACAATACCGTCACGGTCACCTTCACCCCTCCAGATAATTGTTTGTGGATTGTCAGCATTCTCTTTAAAGAACGACATTTCCATAAACGGATACGTGTCTACGTAGTGCTTCGCTGCTGTGTTATCCGGCATCGCGTCAATGACACCTGCCTGTGGTTTCCACGTTGCAATAATAGAATCGAGGTCTTCCCACTTTGTAAAGCGACCTATCTTAATGATGCCTCCGTGTGTGCGCACAACATAGTGTTTCATGTTGCCCACGTCTACACCGAGGAACCTTGGTCCTTGGTCGATGTCAGAGAACCTTGGTGTCCATATATCGAGGAGTGCAGCCTTTGTAATCTGCAAGTCTCCTGGCGTGTACGGGAGGCCAAGCACAAAGTTATTAAAGTATCCAGGGTCCCCCTCCGAGTCTTCAATAACTTCTTCAATAGTTATATCCGGGCACATGAGATGGGAAATGCGGTATCCATGAACACGCGAACCAGGACGTTGCGCTTGATATACACCACGTCTTCTTGTATCATCACTCAGTTTACCTTCGCACGTTCTGCACTTGTAAAACTTACCTTCAATGTTTACAGAGTCCGGCCACACGAGGTCTTGCTCTGCTTTACAGTGCTCGCATGTAATAGTCCATAAACGCTGGTCAGACTTCTGCCAAGCAATATCAAGTTCATCGCGCTCTGACCCGGGATTAGAGAATAACCAACGACCTCTGTACGGACTCGCTTTAGTACGAGATTTATATGTCTCAATAGCGGGCTGATTAGAACGAGACACCTCATCATGCACAAGTACATCTGCCGACGTCGAGATAGGAGCTGTACTTGATATAGTACCCTTGAAGAACACAAATCTATCATTCAGTTCTTTGCGGTCTACGTTATCTGTTGCCATCCCACGAAACTCTGAAGGATTACTTTGTAGTATCTTGTTGAACTTCGAAGCGACAAACTCATTCACATCAGACTCAGTTGGCATTGTGTAGATGACGTTAAAGCGCAAATGCTTAACGGCAAACAATGTCTTTAGTGAGAATGTTACAGACTTTCCTACCTGAGCACATGCCATCACAACCTGAAGTGGATGGAAGTCAGTAAGTATATCTAAGAGGAACGGTCGATTCTTCCAATCAAAAGGCTCCCCTTTCTCAGACACAATACCCTCCTCAGTCAACCATTGAAGGATGGAAAAGTACTGTTTCTCTTTAATTATTTTATGCTGTCTTGCCATCAGTATCTTTTACCACAGTGATAGCCGTCTCGAAGCTGATAAGGTGCTTCGTGATAGCAACAGCCGACTCTAGTGCAGTGCGTACAACTTTGTGAGGGTCTACAATACCAGCCTTCATCATGTGTACCGTCTCACCCAACACGAAGTCAATCCCGTACCCTTTTCCATCTTCAAAAACCGCATTCTTACACTTCTCCATACCAGCGTTCTCACACATTTGATTGAACGGCGCGACCATTGCTCTACTGAACATAGAGTCAGAGTGTTCATTTGCTGCTTCCATCAAAGCAATACCTCCACCAGGGAGAATGCCTTCCTGCATCGCAGCCTGTGTTGAAGAGATAGCGTTGTCGAACTTGTACTTCTTTGCGTTGTACTCTGTGTCAGTGTAGACGCCGACACGTATGACACCAATACCTCCTGTGAGAGCAGCAAGACGGTCCTTCAACTCACCCTTCTGGAAGTCAGATGTAGTGCTCTCTAGCTTGGTCTGCAACTCTTTAACACGCTCTCCTGGATTACCCTTACCTCCGATAATGGTAGTCCTGTCACGTGTCACTGTAACCTTCTCCGCCCGACCACAAACATCTTTACGCATATCTTCAAGTCGCATACCCTTCTCCTCTGACACGACAGTCGCTCCAGTGAGCGCAGCAAGGTCAAACAGGAAGTCTCTGGCAGGTGATGCGTTATATGGATTCATTACGCAAGCAATAGTAGCGATACCCTGCATTGCATTCTTTGCAAGTGAAGCAAGAGCCATACCTTGAACATCGGTTGCAACGAGCAAGATGTGCGTACCAATACCTATATCAGTCAAGAGTGGAATGATCTGCTCGTTCAGTGACACCGTACGGTCCACGAGGATAATGTATGGGTCAGTAAGAACAGTCTGCGTGTTCTCGTGGTCGTTGATAAAGTACGGAGAGATAAGACCCTTCTCAAAGCGTAGCCCTCTTACTGTCTCTAAGTAGTATCCAAGCTTCGCACCCTTCTCTACTGTGATAGCTCCTGTGCTACCAACCGTACGGACTGCTTCAGCTACTAGCTTTGCAACATCAGCATCGAGGGAAGACACCTCAGCGATACGCTCGATGTCTTTATCTTCTACCGGCACGGACATAGCATTAAGATATGCAAGAGCCTCTACTAGTCCTGCATCAAGTCGTTCGCGTACGGAGCGTATTTTATAGCTATCTTGGCCCACCTCTTCAAACGCCTCTGAAGCAAGCGCTTGAGTCAACACGGTCGTCGTCGCAGTACCATCACCGCCCTCTGCTGAACTTCGCATGCCTCCCTTCTTCAATAATTGAAGCCCCATGTTCTCATAAGGATCAACAAACTCTAGGTTGCGTAGGATGGTGATACCATCATCAGCGGTGACAGGATCAAGTCCAGGCCACTCAATAAGAGCAGTCATGCCAACAGCACCAAGTGTAGGAGCAACTGCATCAGCTGCACGGTCAACACCTGCTTTCACTCGCTCTCTTGCTTCTCTTCCTTTAAGTATTTCTTTTGCCATATTAAAGAATAGCAATTATATCTGACACAGCGACTGTCTTCATTTCTTTCCCTTCAATAGAGACTGTGTGTGTGTCTGGAGAGAACTTTGCAAAGATAACCTCAGCTCCTTCAATGAGGCTTATGTGTTCTACATCCTCTCCTACCTGGACAATACGACCATTGCTTGTAAAGTCGTCAATAGCTTTAACCTCTGCGAACCCACCACTGGTATCTTTTTCAACACGCTCAAGTAGCACACGGTCTCCTAATATGTTCATGCGTTTCTTTTCTTATGTGAGTACATCATCTCGTAACCTGATTCAAACGGCTGTAGGATGTCTGCTGCGTGCTTGCCTCTATCAGCGGCAACCTTCCTTGAAAGTTCAAAGTACGGATCTTTATACTTGTCGAGAGCTAGGCGAATACAACGATGGTTTAGTGGACACTTGGTTCTATAGAACGACACCATCTCATCAGGATTGCCCCAGTCGCGCTCATCTTCACGGATAGTCTCTGCCATGAAGTCTACCTTGCAAGACTTACACCAGAACGGAAGCGTGTCCTTAAGTTTGACAGTCTTTAACTCTCTTGTTCGATCACTCTTACTCGCTTCATGTGCCCTGTGCAGTTCCCGGTCACTTGCTCTTCTGTCCTGCGTCTCTATCAGTTCACGGACATGGTGGTGGTCCTCAACAAGCGGTCGTGGCGTGTGCTCGTATCTCAGATAACCAGAATAAGTGCCCCTACAATAATTGCAGTTGCAAGAACCATAGCAGGCTTTTCGTAATAATTAGTTGTGGTCTTAAAAGTAGGCCAGAAAAACACTGCCACCAACCAGATTGCTACAAGAAGAAATG